CAAGGGTACGGATCGGGAGTTTGCGTGCAGTATGGCGCAGGGGTGCAGGTGCTTTCTCAACTTCGCATCGCCCTAATATGACTAGAGCGCAATGGGCGATGGCACGAGTGAATGCGTTTCTGTATCTTGTCGCAAATGGTAAACCTGAAAACGATGCCTATGTCACCGACAACGATTTGCTGAACGCAGATCATCCGAAGTATTCAAAAGAGTCCAAAGGGATGCGTGCCAAAGTCAATCTCACTCCTCCTGCTTATATGCAAGCGAACGCCGAGCGTGGATTGCGCCTGCACGCTGAAGGCAAAAGCGGTGACGGACTACAACCGCAAACCGTTGAGGATGCACGCAAGATGGCTGACGGTCAAGTGTCAGAACAGAAGTGGAGAAAGATCGCTCCTTGGATAGCACGCCATCTCGTAGATTTAGATGCGATTGAAGGAAATGAAATCACGGCAGGTCTTGTCGCTCATCTCTTGTGGGGTAGCGACGGTACGAAAGAAGGAGCAAACAGAACTATGGAACACGCACAAGGCATCATTGACAAACTTGATGAGGAACGCAACATTGAACCTGACGAGGAGCAAGTCATTATCACAACTGATGATGGTGAACTTGTTGTTCCTAGTTCTTGGGTTACAAGCGTTCGCAATAATCGGAGCGTCAGTTACAACACAGCAGAACTTCGTGCAAGCAACGACGGGAAAACTCTTGTCGGGTACGCATCCATCTTTGACAGTCCGAGCGAACCGCTCCCTTGGACAGAGTATGTTCGTCGTGGCGCATTTCGCAAAACAATCAAAGACGGTGCAGATGTACGCCTGTTGATAGATCACGAAGGCATACCGCTTGCCCGAACGAAATCGGGAACGCTGACCTTGACAGAGGATGAGATCGGTTTGCGTGTTGAAGCACAACTTGACGACACGAACCCTGATGCGATGCGAGTCATTTCGGCGATGCGTCGTGGCGATCTCAGCCAAATGTCGTTCGCTTTTCAAACAGTCAAAGATAGTTGGAACTCAGACAGAAGCATCCGTGACTTGAAAGAGGTTCGCTTGTTTGATGTTTCCGTTGTGACATATCCTGCCTATGAGGAAACTGTTGCAGAGTTGCGTTCAGCAAACGATACAGAAGCAGATACGATCACACCTGTCGCACCTTTGGCTTTGCGGAAACGCCAAATCCAAATCGTGCAAATACAAGCCGAGAACTAGCCGACGCAAGCCACTAGGCATCACTTGACATCCCATCCACCAACCGAACATCGGAGCAACAAATGTCAATGTCCACCAAACTCAGCGAGAAGCGTGAAGCGCATATCGCAGACGCACAAGCAATCGTCGCATCGGCTGAAGCCGAAGCACGCGACCTGACCGCAGACGAGGATGACGCAATCGGCGTTGCACTTCGTTCCGCAAAAGATTTAGATGCGAGCATTGCACAGCATCAAGAGTTGGAAGCACGAAGCGTCGCATCGGCTGAAGTACGCAAGGAAACAAGCGTCGCAGTTGTCAAGAGCGAGCCTCGCACCTACTCACCTCACGCCGACACATCGTTCATCCGTGACGCATACAGCGCACAGTTCAACGGAGACTTTCAGGCACAAGAGCGACTCGCACGACATATGCGTGAGGAGCGCATTGAGCGTCGTGATGTCACCTCAGCAAACTTTGCAGGGTTGATGGTTCCTCAGTTCTTGACTGATCTTGTTGCACCTCTTGCTCGTGCGGGTCGTGTCACAGCGAACCTCGCTCGCAAGCATCAACTGCCTGCACAGGGTTTGACTTTGAGCATCAGCAAGGTGACGACGGGTTCTGCTGTCGCATTGCAGACTGAAGGCTCAGCGGTTCAAGAAACAAATATGGATGACACAAAGTTGGATCTCACGGTCAAAACTTTCGCAGGTCAGCAGAATGTTTCTCGTCAGTCGTTGGAGCGTGGAACAAACATTGACTCGCTCGTAATGTCCGATCTTGTTTCTGCGTATCACACAACTTTGAACACGGCTGTTGTCGCCGACATTCTTGCTAACGCAACAAGCGTCGCCTACACCGATGCGTCGCCTACCGTTCCCGAGTTGTATCCAAAAATGTTGTCAGCGATTTCGGGTATTCAGACTTCGTACTTCGCAGGACCTGATGTGATCATTATGCATCCTCGTCGTTTGGCTTTCATCCTCGCCGCAGTTGATGATCAGAAACGACCACTCGCAATCCCTACACCGAACGGACAGGGCAACCCTGCTTTCGCTTACGGCGACGGATCTATGCAGTACGGAGTGAGCAAGTATTCAATCGTCGGCTTGCCTGTCTTTACTGACGCAACGATTTCAATCGTTGAAGGCGCAGGAACAAACGAGGACACCATCTATGTCGGCAACTCGCAAGAACTTCACCTGTGGGAGGAAGGAAGCGGAGAGCCAATGATGCTTCGCTTTGAACAACCAAAGGGTGCAGAACTTGATGTCACGATGATCGTGTACGGATACTCCGCATTCACCTCCAATCGTTACCCTGCATCTTGGGCACGCATTGGTGGAACAGGACTCGTCACTCCTACCTTCTGATAGTGTCGGTCAGCGCAGTAGTAGAGTCCTGCGCTGACCACTATCGGGTGAAAAGAGAAACGCTATGGACAAGAAGCAGATTGAAAGTTTGTTGGTTGAGCGCATCGGATATGTGCGTCGCAACTTACCGAAGCGAGTCGCATCTGTTGATCAAGCGTTAGCGCATCTCGGTCATATCATTGAAAGCGCAACCGCTGAACCGCAAGCAGAGCGAGCAAGCAAGCCTGCTGTTCAAAAGCGCATCGCTGACAAGAAGTAGTCGTGGCGATCACAAACGGGTATGCGACCCTCGCAGAAGTAAAGTCCGCTTTGCGTGTCACCGACTCTGTTGATGACACACTCATTGAGAACGCTATTGAAGGCGCATCACGACGCATAGATGGCTACTGTGGCAGATGGTTCTACAGGAGCAGTCCCACAGCGATCAGCATCTACCCGATTGACAACTACAACATTTCTGTTGATGACATCGCAAACACCACAATCATAGTGAAAACTGATAACGATGGTGATGGAACATTTGAAACAACCTTGACACAAGGTACGGACTACCAACTAGAACCGCTTGACGCTGTTCTCAAAGGCAGACCATTCAGACGCATCGTTGCCATCGGAGGCAAAACTTTCCCGATACAAGTTCAACCGAAGCAGGCGTTGTGTCAAGTGACTGCCTATTGGGGATGGGATGCCGTGCCTGACGATGTTCGTGAAGCGTGCGTGCTTCTGTCAATGCGAGGGTTCGCACGATTGAACTCTGCGCTCGGTGTTGTCGGGTTCGCTGATATGGCGTTTCAAGTTCGTGCCGTAGATCCCGATGTGCGTGACCTTCTAATGCCCTACAAGATTATGGGGCTTGCGTAGTGCCTGCAACCGTCGGCGCAGTCTCCACAGCGTTGCAGACAGCCTTAGCGACGATCACAGGGTTGCGCACCTTCGCTTTCCAACCCGAACAGTTGAACACGCCTCTAGCGTTCCCTGTGTTGAACAGCGTTTCTTATCATCGGACAATGGGTACAACAACGATGATCGGCACAATGGATTTCACAATCTTTGTTGTCGTGGGTCGTTACACCGACAGAACCGCACACGCAACTCTAGACTCGTACCTATCACCGACAGGTGCATTGAGCGTTCGTTCCGCTATAGAAGCGAGCGACACGCTCGGTGGAGTTGTCAGCACAGTCATCGTAGAAAGTTCGTCAAACATTTCAAGTCTTTCAAGTGCAGACGCAGAGTTTCTGCAAATCAGTTTCAACATCACAGTTCACAACTAGGAGCAACCTAATGGGTCAAACATTCAAAGTTCTCAGCGACAACTGCACACTCGGCAAAGTCGGCGAGACTGTCACGCCTACCGACATCTCCGATGATAATCTTGCATCGTTAGTTGCAGGAGGACATCTTGAACCAACAAAGCCCACAAGCAAATCCGATATCGCATCTACTAAGGAGAACATCTAATGGCAGTCCTATCACTCAAAGACGCATCCATCACGGTGAATACTGTTGATCTAAGTAACAGAGCAAACAGCGTTTCCGTAAACTACGAGATTGACAGCATTGAGGTCACAGCGTTCGGAAGCACAGGACATATTTTCACAGGCGGATTGCAGAACAACTCGTGCGAGATTTCTTTTATGCAAGACTTCGCCGCCGCAAATGTTGAAGCAACGATCTACGGTCTTGTCGGTACGACAACAACTCTTGCGATCAAAGCAACCTCATCCGCTACATCAGCAACGAATCCGCTCTATACGATTTCCTCGGCTTATCTTTCCGCACATACACCTGTCGCAGGTGCTGTGGGAGAGGTAGCGATGACAACGCTGAGTTTCACGGGTGGAACAATCGTCAAGACAACTGCATAACAAAACCAACTAAGGAGCGACAATGAAAATCGGACTTGAAGTATCTTTCAACGACGGAACATCAAAGAAGGTTGAGTCAGTCTTTGCTGACTTTGTTGCGTTTGAACGCACTTGGAATAGAAGCGTGACACAGTTTGAGACGCAACTACGCTTGACTGATCTTGCGTGGCTTGCGTGGCATAGTGAGAAGCGTCGTTTGCAGACTGCGATGCCGTTTGATCCTGAGTGGATTGGCACGATTGACAACATTGCGCCTAGCGACGAAGCAGAAGCAAACACCGATAGCCCAAACTTATCGGATCAGCACACAGACTGATCGCTTGGCTTGCTTTGGAAACAGGGATCGCACCATCTGTGTTGTTGAACGAGACAGAGGAAATGATTGAAGCGATGCTTGAAGTAGCAAAAGCAAGAACCAAACAGCAACACTTGCGCAGATAGACTTAGGTGATGGCGCAACAATCATCTCTCGTCTTAGACATTGACGCTTCTGCGCTTCAACCGATCCTTCAAGAGTTGATGTATCTTGATCGCACTTTGTACGATGCGACGCTGAAGGGTTTGCGTGATGCGTCTAAACCGTTGGTGCAGAAAGTCAAGTTGGGTTTCCCGACAAAGACTTTGGAAGGGTTGATGACTCGGCACACGAACACGCCAAAACTGCAAAAGATCAAACGGTCTGACCCATACCCTGTTTACAATATCGGAGCGGTGAAGCGAGGCGTGACCGCTGTTGCAGGTGGGCGCAAACGCACAGAGAAAACAACCTTCCCTGTGCTACGCATACGGCAGAAGCAAGGTGGAGCGATGATCTACGATATGGCGCAAAACGACAACACGGGTCAAACGCTTTCACGCAACCTCAAAAAGCGACACGGAAACGACGCTTCCCGAACGATGTATCCCGTGATCAGAGCGAACATCAAATCAGTTGAGAAAGACCTTGACAGAGAACTCAAGAAGGCAGAGAAAATGGTGACTGATCGCATCCTCGCAACAGGAGGCAGATCACAATACAAAGCATCGTCAGCGAGAGCAAAAGCACAGTCTCGTACATCACTCGGCAAGTTTGGAAGCGTGCTTCGCTAATGGCAATCTCAATCCCACTCATAACAACTTTTGATGCCAAAGGAATAAACCGTGCGATCACACAGTTCAAGCGACTTGACGGAGGCGTAAACAAATCGGCGTTCGTCTTGAAAAACTTGAACCAAGCGACAAGCAATGCTTTCAGGTCTATTGCAAAAGTAGGTGCAGGAGTCGCTTTCGGCGCAGGGTTGATCGGGAAGGCTCTCGTCAGTCAAGCGATGGAAGCAAAGAAAGTAACAGCGCAAACGAATGCGATCATCAAAGCAACAGGTGGATCGGCAAGGATCAGCGCAAAGGGAGTCGGAGAACTTTCTGACAAACTTTCTATGCAGATCGGCATTGACGACGAACTGATCCAAAAGTCTGCGAACCTTCTGCTGACTTTCAAGCAGGTTCAAAATGTTCTAGGAGAAGGCAACGACATTTTCAATCGTGCCGTAACTACAGCGCAAGACTTAGGCAATGTGTTTGGTTCTGCTGAGTCAGGCGCAATGCAACTAGGCAAAGCGTTGAGCGACCCGATAGCAGGTATCACGGCATTGCGTCGTGCAGGCATCAACTTTTCTGCTCAACAGAAGGAACAAATCAAAACGCTTGTTCAATCAGGGAAAACTCTTGAAGCACAGAAACTCATCTTGGATGAAGTTGAGTCGCAGGTCGGTGGCACAGCGGAAGCGACAGCGACAGACTTCGGCAGGATGCAAGTTGCGATTGAGAATGTTGCAGAGCAACTCGGAACATTGTTGCTTCCGTATCTAGAGGATTTCGCAAACTTTGTGACAGAAACTATCGTGCCTGTCTTGACTGAGTTCGGCGACATCGTTGGCGAGGAAGGACTCGGTGCAGGCGTAAAGTTTCTCGGTGGCGAACTACTCAATGTCATCACCGCACTTGACGGGTGGGCGTTAGGCATCTATGCCATCGTGACTGCTTTCATTGCGTTGAAGGTTGCTGTAGGTCTTGCGACAGTAGCGACGACTTTGTTTGGTGTCGCTCTTGCATCAACAGGAGTTGGCTTGATCATTATCGCTATCTCTTTAGTCATCGTTGCTCTAGTTTCTTTGACTCTAAAGTTTCAAGGGTTCAGAGATTTCTTTGTTGATTTATGGAACGGCATCGTTGGGTTCTTTCAGTTTATCATCAACAAGTTGCTAGGTGCGTTGAATGATTTTGTGAACATCTTTGTAAGAATCTTCAACTTCGTGATTGACAAGTTCAACAAACTGACTGCCGTGTTTGGCGGTACACCGATCAAACCATTTGAAGAAGTGAACTTTCAGTTGAACATTATGGGTGCTTTGATTGACAGCAACACCAAGAAAGCAATCATAATGGCAAACACCATCAACGACCATATTCAAGGAACAGGTCGTGGAGGTTCACGCAGAAGTCCTGAATACGGCACTTCTCCAAATGGTCTGAAACCTCCCCCAATCCCTACTTTTACGGGAGACGCAAGCAAAACTGTCAAGACGATGCAGGAACGGTTCGCTGATCTTGTTGCTGAACTTCAAGGGTACGGCAAACAGTTGCGAGCGGTAAAGGATGCACACAAAGCAGTTCTGCAAGCACCAAAAGATTTGGCTATCGCTATCGCTAATACTGCGAAGGCGCAAACACATTTCAACAATGTGGTGAACGGTTTTAGCGTCGCAAGCAAAGAAGCGAAAGAGGCTGTCGCAAACTTGGCGCAGGCGCAACGAGATGCGGTTCGTTCAGGCATCGGGCTTGCTGACGCACAGCAGGCAGTCGTGGAAGCACAGAAAGCATTGACGCTCCTTCAAACTCCTGCGTCGGCACGAAGCATCGCAGAGGCGCAAGACGCAATCACGCAGGCGACATACGATCTCGCTGACGCAAACAAAGAACTAGATCGGGCGCAACGGCGCAACCGACCTCGTGAGTTGGCAATAGCACAGATCGCACAGCGAGACGCAACGAACGCTCTCGCTGACGCACAAACAAACCTGACAACTTTGCAGGCTGACGCTGATCCGCAAGCGGTAATAGATGCACAGGAAGATTTGACAAAAGCGCAACTAGATTTGATTGAAGCACAAAACGACAATGCAACAGCGACGGAAACTGTTGCCACAGCGCAAGACGCTTTGAACCAAATCCTCAAAGGAGCGAGAACCGAAACTGATGCTTACACCGAAGCGGTTGATCTGTTAGCCGAAGCGAAACTGAACGAGGCTACAGCAACCGATGCAGTCGCAACTTCTATCATCGCTGAGAAGGATGCCAAACTTGCGCTCGCTAAAGCAGAGCGCGAACTCATTATGAGCAAAGCAGGTATGAGCAAGAAACAGATCGCTAAAGCCGAACGACAAACAGGTGTGATATCGGGCAACAAGGCTGTCGGTGGAAGTGTGCAAGCAGGCAAGAGTTACATCGTTGGCGAGATGGGTAGAGAAATGTTTACGCCATCTAGCAACGGAAGTATCACACCGAATAATCAGATGTCACAAGGTTCAACAATCAACATCAGCATCAACGCAGGTCTAGTCTCAACGCCTGCACAAGTCGGTCAAGAAATAATCAAAGCGATCCAACAGGCACAGCGTCGCTCAGGAAATGTGTTTGCGCCTGCCTGATGACTACACCAACGATTAAAGTCCTAGTCGGCTTCCAAACAACGACAGGGTTCGGTAATCCGTTTCAGTTGAACAACGCCACCTTCGGTCGGTTGAACACAGGTACTTTAGGCGGTTTGGCTTTCGCAGACTTGACGAGCATCGTGCAAAGCGTGTCGGTCAATCGTGGTCGCAATCGGCAACTAGATCAGTTCAACGCAGGCACAGCAACAGTCGTGTTCAATAACAAGACGAGGGTTCTTGACCCGCTGAATACTTCAAGCATTTACTATCCATTTGTGTTGCCTCGTGTGCAAATACAAATCTACGCTGACAACATTGCGATCTTTGTAGGAGTGGTCACAGATTGGAACATTGACTACGATATTTCAAATCACGATATTATGACTGCGAACTGCGCCGATCAGTTTACCGTTTTAGCGAACCAAGTCATTGAGGACACCTTGCCGAGCGTGCAAACAAGTTCAAGTCGTGTCGCCACAATACTTGCGTTACCTGAAGTCTTGTATCAAGGCGCAACAAACATCACGACAGGTTCATCAACGCTCGGTTCTTTTGACATCATAAATACAAACTGCCTTGCGTACCTGCAAGATGTCGCCACATCAGAGCAGGGTTTCTTGTTTATGAGTGCGGGCGGAGTTCTGACCTTCTATGGCAGAACCAAAGTGTTGAACCCTGTCACGAATGCGACATTCAACACGACAGGAACAGGTATTGCTTATCAAACTTTGACCAACGAGTTCGGTGACGAAAATCTTTACAACAACATCACGACACAATCCGAGGCAGGCGATCCGCAAACCAACAGCAACAGCGTTTCAATCGCTTTGTATCAGAGTCAAAGTTTGTCGTTGCTAGACTTGCTGAACAGCACCGAAGCAGAAGTGTCCGTAGTAGGCGCATACCTTCTCGGCAAGTACGCAAATCCGTTTGTTCGCTTCAGCGAGATCAGCGTACAAATGCAAGGACTATCATCAGCAAATCAAATAGTTTGTCTCACTCTTGATCTTGTTGATATTTGTTCCGTAGAAAAAAACTTCACAACAGGCTTACCAACCTCAGAGACACAGACACTCATCGTGTCAGGTATCAAACACGACATCACACCCCAATCACACATCATCACCTATGCTTTTGAATCAACAGACGGCAATCAGTATTTGACACTTGACAACTCTATTTTTGGTACTCTGAACAATAACCTTCTAGCCTTTTAGGGAGAAAAATAATGGCAATAAACACGACACCTTTTGTTAGCGGCGCTATTTTGACTGCGGCGCAAATGACGGATCTGCCGATGGGTTTTGTTGGTTCAACAGGGGCAACGGCGACGACAGCCATTGTTGGTAGTACACCTTTAGCGGTTTTGTCTGTTTCAATTACTATTTCGGCAAATCGTAGATACCGCATTTCAGGTTCTTTAGGTTTTCAACCGTCCGCAAACTCAACTGGTAACGCATTATATTTTACTAGTACAAGTGGCGCTAATAAAGTTTTGTGGTATCAGGGCGAAACAATGTTGGCGAACTATCCACGGTATGTAATGGGAAGTTTTATTTGTGACGCAGCAGCGTTGGGTGTTACATCAGGTAGCGCAGCAAAAACTTTCACCCTGTATCTGCGTTGCGCTGGCAACGGCGCTCTGAACATAAACCCCGACAATATCGTTGGTGCTGCATCGGCTGAACAGTTGTTTTGGATAGAGGACATCGGCGCTTCGTGAACATAACCAACCCGCCTGAAACCTTGGTCGCAGAGTGTTCTGATAGTGAGTGAACGGGTTGCGATGGTTTGTGTTTGCGCCTGTCGCTTTGTTCAGTTTGATCGCACCGACACAAGCACAGGCAACAGTTGAAGCAGGTTTGAGTTCTGTCGGGTACAGCACCGACGCAAACTACGATCAACCAATCCGCTCAGATACTCAATATGTTTCTTGCGGGTCGGAGATAGAAAACAACATCAACCGAAACTACGACTACGAGCCGTATCAACAATGTCCCGACGATTTCTTTATGATCCATCTATCGGGCTTTGTGACTGTTCCTGAAGGTACGCAGACTGTGGTCTTTTGGTTGGCGCACGACGACGGTGCAACATTGCAGGTCGGCACTCAACCGTTGAACGATTGGTGGTTTGATACGGGATGCTCGTGGAGTATCGCACCGACTATAGAGATTGCTGATGCGACGATGCCTCTTGATGTTTGGTTCTATGAGCGTGGAGGGAACACTTGTTTGATGTTGGCTTGGGAACTTGACGGTCAAGGTTTGGAGATCGTTCCCGACTCTGCGTTCACACAATCTTTGGCGGTAGTTCCTACGACAACAACGACAATCCCAACAACCACAACAACGATGCCCACAACAACCACGACGGAAACACCAACAACAACCACGACAGAACCTGAACAAACCACAACAACAACAGAAGCACCATCAACATCAACAACGCTTGTTGAAACAACGACTTCAACCCTCGTAGAAACGACGACGACATCACCTCAAACTACAACATCCACAACTACTACGACGACAAGTTCTACTACTGCGCCGACAACGACTGTGCCTGCAACGACGACGACAAGTTCTACTCTGCCACCATTGCCATCTACAACGCTCCCTGCGCCTCCCGAAACGACGATCCCGATAACCACGACCCTGCCTCCTGAACCTGCGCCTACGACGATCCCTGCCGAGCCGAGTGTGGAGGCGGTCACGGAAGCGTTCGCTGACGCTGACACTCCCGATGAGGTGCTTGCTGTGGCACAGGCATTGTTTGAAACCGAACTGAGTGACGAAGCGTTTGCTGAAGTGTTGGATCAAGTGTTCGCCGAACCGCTTTCAGATGAGGCGTTCACGGAAGTTCTTGCAAGCATCCTGACTGACGACATCACCGATGAACAGTTCGCATCCGTCATTGACATCCTTGATGATCTGCCTGCCGATCAAGCATTAGAAGCGATCACAACGAT